CTTGGCCGCCATCGTGTGGGCCTTGGCGTTTTGACCAAAGGAGGAACACGTGATTGCCAACGTCGGAAGGTGTTCGACGTTCAAGACGAGCGCGATCTGCGCGGTGCAAGCCGTCGGGGTTCGCCTCAACGTCTATTTGATCGCCCGCGACGCGCCAGTGCAGATTGAATTCGGAAGCCGCAGCGCTGCCGGCGAGGCACACGAAAATCTGGCCGCCGCCATGAAAGCCGAAGACGACCGGGGCAACCCGCTTTCCGAGCGGGCCGTTGACTGCATGGGGAACCCGGCTTGATGCCGAACGCCAGAACCGATAGCCGCGCCATCAAGATTGCCGCCGGAGACCCCAAGCCATAGCCAAGCAACCCAAAACCGACGCCGTGACCCGCGCCATGATTAAGGCCCGCAAGAATCCGGTGGGATGGATCTTCCACGCCTTGGGGCTCAACCTTTGGTCACAGCAACGCAAGATCGCCGAGAGCGTTCGTGACAATCCGGTTACGAACGTCCCCGCCGGCCACGGGGTTGGCAAGACGGCGGTCGCCGCCGCCATCGCGCGTTGGTTCTTCGAGTGCTTCTACCCGGCCACGGTCGTGACCACGGCGGGGACGTGGCAACAAGTAGAAGGCCTGCTTTGGGCGGAGATCAACGCGCAGCACAATAACGCCAGGACGCCGGCCTTGCTCCACGGCAAGCCGCTCGCCACGTCGTTGACCGTCCACGGCCCCAAGAAGTGGTTTATGATTGGCCTCAGCCCACGCGAAAAAGACCCCGAGTCTCTTGGTGGGCGGCATAATGAACACGTGCTCATCATTCGCGACGAAGCAAGCGGAATTCCCAAGCTCCTTTGGGAAGCGGCCGACTCGAATTCAGGCGGGTTGACCCGCGTATTAAACACGGGAAACCCAATCAGCACGTCCGGCCCGTTCTATGATGCTTGTCGGGACAGGCCCGAGACGGTTACGCGGATCAGCGTACTTGACAGCCCCAACGTCGTGGCCGGCCGGAACCTCATCCCCGGCTTGACGACCGTCGATTGGGTAGAAGAGCGCCGCCGGAAATGGTTCAACACGCCACTTTGGGACAGCCGCGTCCTTGGCAAGTTCCCAACGACGTCGGAGAACACGTTGCTTTCGCTTGCCGCGATCGAAGCCGCGCAATCCGTCAAGGCTACGCCGAGTGGCCCGCCGATACTTGGCGCGGACATCGCCCGGTTTGGTTCCGACGCCACGTTGATGTACGTCAGGCGCGGCCCGGCCATCGTCGATGTTCGCGAACGGCGCAAGCAGGACTTGATGGCCACGGTTGGCGACGTCATCGACCTGAAGCGCATCCACGGCGTCAAGGATGCCGACACGCGGATTGATGACACTGGCGTGGGCGGCGGGGTCACCGACCGGTTGCGCGAAGTGGGCCACAACGTGGTGGCCGTCAACGCCGGGTCGCGGGCTGCGGACGCAGAGAACTACGCCAACGCGCGTGCCGAGATGTGGTCATTAATGGCGGACGCCGTGAAAATCGGGGCGCTCAGCCTTGACAACGTTTCGCCGGACCTAATCGCCGACTTGAGCACGCCGGCGTACAGCTTTACGTCTAAGGGGCAACGGCTGTTGGAGAAGAAGGCCGACATCAAGAAGCGGACCGGTCGCAGCCCCGACCACGGTGACGCCTTGGGTTTGACATACGCCACGGGTGGGCCGCAACTCCCGACCGAATGGGTCATGTAGTGCATTCTGGAGGAACCATGCTCGCTGCCATCTTTACGGACATCCAAACGCATGGAGCGTTCGCCGCAATCATCGGCCTGTTCGTTTTGGCCGTATTCGGCGGGGTGAAGCCCCCGCCTTTTTCCCGCGCCTAGGAGGAAAGTGTGGAAGCCACAGACGGCGCCCCCCCCGTTCCCGACGGCATGTCAGATGCCGAAGCCGGGTACTTGGCGCGCGGTGCCCCGCCGCCGCCCGGCGCGACGTATCCCGAATCCGGACTTACGGTTGACGACCACCTTGCCTATGCCGATTGGTACGGCAACCAAGAAGGTGGCGACGACCCGCGCGTCACTTTCTTGAACACACAGCCCTTGACCGGCTACCAACACGACGGAGCTTGCGGCGACGCGCCAATGGACCCGCCGCGCCGCTCATTCTTTTACCGGCTAATGTTGGCGTGGTCGCTGTTCTTTTCCGCGCTTGCCGAGTAGCCCAGTTCCTTGGAGGGAACCGCCATGAAGTTTGTATGCGACCGCGTTCAACTCAGCGAAGGCTTGCAGGCCGTCGTTGGCGTTGTGGATCCCTGTCACATCAAGCCGATGTTGCGTTACGTCAAGATTGTTGCTGGCGTTGACGGCATCACCCTTGCCGCTACCGACTTGGAGATCGGCATCCGCCACCTCATCACTGGCGTTGAGGTCGCCGAGCCCGGCGAGATCGTCTTGCCCGCCGCCCGCGTTGCTGCCATCGTCCGCGAACTGGGCGACGAAGTTATCCGGTTTACCGCCACCGAGACCGCCTGCACCATTGAGGGTTCTGGTTCCCGCTTCCGCGTTTTGGGCGACAGGACTGACGGGTTCCCGGCCATTCCGTCATTCCCGGAAGGCGACGCCGTAGAAGTTGGCGGCTCCGTTCTTAAGGCGATGATCCAGAACACAGCGTTTGCCGCTGCCCCGGATAAGATGCGGTATGCGTTGAACGGGTTGCTTTTCGTCACGCGCGAAGGTTCGGCGCGGCTTGACATCGTGGCCACCGACGGGCGGCGTATGGCTTGGGTCACGCAGAAGGTCGAATCCAAGCAGAGCGCGTCGGCCGAGGTCGTCGTCCCGACCAAGGGCGCGTTGCAGATTGCGAAGATGGCCGGCGATAGCGACGCGGTTCGGCTTCGCTTTGACGAGCGCTGTGTTTACGCCAAGACCGCGACCACGGAGTTGGCCGCGCAGTTGGTAGACGGGCAGTTTCCGAACTTCCGCGCCGTTATCCCAAAGGATGTGGACAAGAAGTTTGAGGTTCCCGCATCTGAATTGTCGGCCGCCGTCAAGCGCGCGGCGTTGTTGAGCAAAAGCAACGCGCGGTCGGTAGCGTTTGAGGTTGTCGCCGGGAAGTTGGTTCTCAGTTCGTCGGCGCCGGAGGCCGGCGAGGCCAAGGTCGAAGTTGACATCGCGTATGACGGCGAGGCTGTTCGTCTGGCGCTGAACCCCGACTTCGTTATTGACGGGCTCAAGCCGATTGGGGGTTCCCCCGTCAGCGTCGAGATGAAGGATGGGGCTACCGCTTTCGTGTTACGTGGCGAGGGCTACGTGTACATGACGATGCCGATTACGGATTGACCTGGGGCTTTGCATTGGAGGTTTGCTTGGCGCTTGAACTAGACACAATCCACACCGGCGATTGCCGCGAAGCCTTGGCGGGCTTTCCCGACAACAGCGTCCACGCCATCGTGACCGATCCGCCGTATGGGCTCAGGTTCCTGGGGGCGAAGTGGGACTGCAGCGTTCCCGGCGTGGATGTTTGGCTGGAGTGCCTCCGCGTTTTGAGGCCGGGCGGGCACTTGTTGGCCTTTGCGGGGACGCGGACACAGCATCGCATGGCGGTGAACATTGAAGACGGCGGGTTCCACATTCGGGATATGATTGCTTGGGTTTACGGCGGCGGCTTCCCGAAGTCGCTGGACGTCAGCAAGGCGATTGATAAGGTGAGAGATGAGGACGCCGAGCCTGTGCGCGTAATCTGTAGAGCCATCCGTGCGGAAATGGACGCCCTCAAACTGAAAGCCCGCGACTTGGTAAACCTGTTTGGTGGATGCCACCCACGACTGATCGGCCACTGGGCCGCGCGTGATACGGACAGTCAACCGGCCTTACCAACGTGGGACCAATGGGTGATCCTTCGGGACAAACTCTCAATGAGTGCGGACCTTGATGGCGAGGTGCGGCGGCTAAACGACCGTAAGGGAACGCCCGGAGACACTTGGCGAGACGCCGATGTTCTCGGGGAGCATGAAGGGGTCCCGGGGGGGTTGGCAGGGGACAGGTTCACTTGCCGAGACAATCTCATCCGAGAGCCGAGCGACGCCGCCCGCGAGTGGGCGGGTTGGGGAACGGCGCTCAAGCCTGCCTTTGAGCCCATCACGGTTGCCCGCAAGCCGTTCGCCGGGACCGTCGCGGCGAACGTCCTGGCACACGGAACGGGCGCGATCAACGTTGACGGGTGCAGGGTGGGGACAGAGGAGGTGGTCAACACCCCAGCCGGAAGCCCGTGCGATGTCATGAAGACCGGACTCAAAAACGACGCGCCACCAACCGTTGCCGCCGGCCGCTGGCCCGCCAACTTCATCCACGACGGCAGCGACGAAGTGACGGGGTTGTTTCCCACAACAAGCGGCGACGCGCGCCAGCGCCAAGACGGAACGCGCCCGGCAGGCTTTGGCAACGTTGGGGCGAACGCCGGGAACGGGCAACCGTGTGGCGAACTCTATTCCGATCCCGGTTCCGCCGCGCGATTCTTTTACTGCGCCAAGGCGTCCACAGCCGAACGCAACGAGGGGTGCGGCAAGTTTCCGGAAACCCAGGCACAAAGAACGTTGTCTGGCAGTGAAGACACGCGCGGGCGCCCAATACCAATCAACAAGAACACGCACGCGACCGTCAAGCCTCTCGCCCTGATGCGTTACCTTTGCCGCCTCGTCACGCCGCCGGGCGGCATCGTCTTGGACCCGTTCGCGGGCAGCGGCACAACTTGCATCGCCGCCTACCAAGAAGGCTTCCACTACATCGGCGTCGAGATGGATCCCGAGTACGTCGCCATTGCAAACGCCCGCATAAAACACGCGAAGTCCAAGTTCGCCCTATTTGATGGTGTCCCGGCATGACACGTCAAGGCAACCCAGGCAAGCGTGCCGCCCGACGCGAGCCCCCAACATGACACCGCTCCAGATGGCCCAATCCGAATGCGCCAACATCATAGACGGCGAGTGCCTGTTGACCGGCGGCAAGTGCGTTCTGGCGCGTGGAGAACGCTGCCGCTATTTCGAAACAACCATCTTGCCGCTCGCCGCGCTTGGCGACCACTACGAACGATACGCCGGCATGGCCGAAGCCTACACAAGCCGAACCGCTGGCGCCCCGCAACTAACAGACGCTTCCCGCCGTTGCGAATGCGGCGCTTCCCTTGCCCCTCGCAAGCGCATGTGCGCCGCATGCCGATCCAAATCCCGTCGCCTGTCGGCGCGCGACGCCCAAAACAAGAGACGCCGAAGCCCATGAACCTACTATCTCGCCTCGGACTCGTTATCGACGCGTTTCGCGGCAAAGCCGCCGCCGGCCCCGGCGCCGTTGTGGTCACCGGCGCCG